TCGGTGGTGGAGGCGAACCGGCCCCAGCACCATTGACTGAAACTCCGAAGCGTCCATCCCAAAAGGGAGAAAAGGATGCAAGTAAATATCCATTTGGGGAGGATCCTCTTGGCAATCTTGAGAATCATGAGAAGCATCGAAAAGATCCTATCAAGAAAAAGTCTCCTTTAAGTTTGGAATCAAAGCAATCAACTATTAGTCCAAAAGCAACTGTTCCGACATTGGACTTATCAAAACTGAAGAACTTTCTTAATATTGGAGATGTAAAAACACAACTATTGACAGAGAATAAGGAATCTGGGTCAATGAAGTCTATGTTAGATGAAAGCAACATACTCGAATAACAATTATGCTAATTATTAGTATATTTGATGAAATGATTTATATTTATAATTAAGGTATTCTATATATATATGCAAAAATCCAAGCACTCTAAATTCAAAAACACCGGGATTTTGTTTGAGCTATTAACAAAACAGGTAACAGCAGATATTCTGTCCGGAAAAAAAGATAGTCCTGCCAAAGATATCCTTTTCAAGTATTTTAATGAGGGGCGAGAATTAGGGAAAGAGTGGCAACTATACAATTTCTTGGTTAATGAACAATTTGCAGACGAAGGAAAAGCCGACAGAGCAATTTCAATCGCCGTTAAATCCAAAGAAAGACTAAATAATAGAGCGCTTTTACAAGAAAAATTTGAATTAATCAAGGAAATTAAGTCAATTTATCCCATTGAGAATTTTCTAAAGTCGAGTGTAAGAAATTATAAAGTGTATGCTTCCATTTATAAACTATTGGAAAATACCGATAAATCTTTCGATATTATTAGCATTTCTCAAGCAAGAAACTGTCTTATCGAGAACCTTCTTTGTCGTCCAAGTGTTGTTGCCAAGAAAACCGAAGAAGAAAAATTGCTGGAATACTACAAGTCCCAGAGCGAAGATGTTAGATTGCTTACTTATAAAATTTTAATTGATAGTATGAATTCCAAGTATAAAGATTTCAATGATGAACAGAAACATATTCTCCGAGAATATATTAATAATGTATCAAATACTAACAAATTGGACGAATTTGTTACTAAGGAGAAGGAAAGTATCAAGAAACAATTGTTTGAAATTGTCAAAAAGGTTGATTCACAGGTGATTAAAATTAAAATTGCAGAAGTGGTTAATCAACTTAATAATCTTAAAACTGATCGTGGAGTTAAGGATAATCACATTTCTGTCCTTCTTTTGTCCCATGAGTTAATCAAGGAAATTACTAAAAATATATGAATTCTGCACAACTAAAAGAGATCGTTAGACATATTGTTAAAGAAATAGTTACCGAAAAGAAATTGCGAGAAGTTTCTGCAACCGGTGGAGTTTCATGCCCCGCAACCAAGATGGCATGGAATGCAAACAAAAAATCCAAGGGAAATGAACGGGCGGCCACTTCGTCAACAGGATTCACAATTGTTGATGGTCCTTCGGCGGAAGTAAATGAAGAAACCGAATTGGACGCTATTAATGAGGGTAAGAAAGCAACTAAGAAAAAATTTGAAAATCCTGCTCCTAAAGAAGATAAACCCATTAATGAACCAATTCATAGATCAGACGTAGATTATATTAATAAAGAAAAGAAATCTGCCGTAACAAAGAAAGATACCAAGAAAGTCAAGAGTATTACCAAACTCCAACAATTGGTAAAACGTGCCGCACCATTCTATAGAATCGACGAGGCCGACGCTGCCCCGGCAGCTCCTGCTGCACCCGCTCCTACCGGCGGTGTGCAGCTCAATATAAAGAGAGATATGGATGCTCTTGATGCATCCATTGAAGCAAATAAGGTCAAAATTATTAATGCCAAAATTGCTGAACTTAAACAAAAACTTTTAAATAAACAGGTTTCTATTCATGCAAGCAAGGGAAGTTTCGGACAACCAATTCTGGGAGATTATACAATCGCAGTTTCTAATATTGGGATTGAAAGCGTTAAGAATAAATTTCAATTGGTATTGACCGGTGCAGAAGCCGGTACTAAAGAAAGCAAACAGAAGCGATATTTCATTGATACATCTCGTGTTATAACTATTCTAGGCCCGGCAGCGGCTGCACCAGCAGTAGCTCCTGCGGCAACACCTGCTCCAGCAGCAGCGCCGACGCAAGATAAGTTATCCGGAGAAATCCAAAAGTAAAATATGAATAAAACAGATAAACCGATATGTGGGTATACTCCATTCACCATTTCAAAAGAAGAATTGAATGAAGCGTTTGAAGGAACTGCTGCTAGAAAGTCAGGAAAAACCCTGGTTACTGGCATTCTTCAACGGGCAGAAGAAAAGAATCAAAATGGTAGGGTTTATCCATACGAAATTCTTATGCGTGAAGCTCATAAGTATGAGCAAGACTTTGTTAAACAAAAACGGGCAATGGGAGAATTAGATCATCCGGAATGCCATCGTCCCAGTGCACAAATATTGACAATTAACGGTTGGAAATATCTAAAAGATATTATTATTGGAGAAAATGTTGTAACATTAAACACGGAAACTAACACAATTGAATTTAATTTAGTTGAACGAGTAATTAATGATCCATATAAGGGTAAAATGATATCTATAAAAGGAAAAAATATAGATGTCTTGGTAACTCCAAATCACAGATTTGTTTTGAAAGATAGAAAAAATAATTTTATAGAAAAGACAGCACAAGAAATATTTGAAATATCTAAACAAACAAACACTCCACATTTGTCTATTCCAATTGTTGCAGAAAATTGGAATGGAATTGATTATGATTTCTACAAAGTTGATGCGGTTAATATTGAAGATGTCGCAAAAAATCAATCTAGAGATTATATAATTAAACAAACTACTGCGTTAACACTAAATGTAAACGCATGGTTTTCGTTTTTGGGATTTTATCTTGCAGAAGGACATTGTGCAAATAGAAATACAAGTGATGGATATGGTATATTTATAACACAAAATAAGGGGGAAATTGCTGATGCATTTAGAGAGATTTTAAACCAATTAAGTCCTGAATTAAAATGGAATGAATGGGATAAAGGCGACGGGGGTATAACATTTAATTGTTCAGATGCTCGTTTGTGGACATATCTTTCAAAGTTAGGAGATAAATATACAAAATTTATACCCACGGATATCAAGAATGCGTCCACAGCATTGTTGCAAAATTTATATGATTGGTTTTTAAATGGTGATGGGACTGTCGTTGGTAAATATGATAGAACATCTATATTTTCTGTTTCAAAGCAGTTGGTAGAAGATTTTTATGAAGTTATCTTAAAACTTGGAATGTCTGGAACAATTAAGGAACAAATAACTACTGAAGATTATATGTTTGCCGGAAGGATTATTGAAGCAAAAAACAAATCAATATTACACAGATTGTGGATAAAGGAAGCTGTCGCTATCCATATTGATTTTAGATTTATAAAAATTGAAGAAGTTGATTATGATGACACGGTGCATTGTGTAACCGTAAAAAATGGTACATTTTATTGCCAAGATAATAATCATGCATTTTGGTCAGGAAATTCGAGTGTTGTTAATCTTAAAAATGTATCCCATAACATTGTTAGAATGTGGTGGGAAGGTAAGGATTTAATGGGAGAAGTTGAAATTCTGCCGACTCCATGTGGTAACATTTTAAAAGAATTGCTTCGTTCTGGAATTACCCTTGGCATATCTAGCCGTGGTATGGGGTCAGTAAAGAATATGGCGGAAGGTGTTGTCGAAGTGCAGGATGATTTTAGTTTAATCAGCTTTGACTTCGTATCAAATCCAAGCACTGTTGGCGCATTTATGTTCCCCGAAGATCAATTGAATGAGTCTGTGAGTCATAATGTTGTTCATAATCCATTATCAAATAAATGGGAATCAACAGAAACAATTATCCGCGATATTCTTTCTGAAATCAAGTAATATTCAAAATCTATAAAATATTGATTCTTTTTGTTTCTTTTGCTATAATTATATTCAAAGTCAAAGGATATAATATGATAATACGAGAATGGGCAAAAAGTAACTTGTTAAATCGAATCGGCAATCCAACAGCAAAGAAATGTAAAATTGATTGGTTTAAGAAATACAATTTTATGGACAAATGGAACCAAATTTGTGAAGAAACCTTCTTTCTTAATAAGTTTAATTCTCCGGTTAAGCAGAGATTGTGGCATATTATCAACAACGTGGGGTTTATAAAATGTGGAAATCCTGTTTGTAACAATCCGCCTACATTTTTTTCTTTCAATCGTGGATATCTAACCGCGTGTTGCTCTTTATGTGCCCAAAGTAATCCCGTTACCATTGATAAGATTAAATCTAGTAATTTAAGGAAATATGGGAAAGAATATGGATTAAGTAACGTTGGTGTTATAAACAAACGAAAGGTAACAGTAAAGGAAAGATATGGGGTAGATAATATTTCACAGGCAGATGGAATATCGGATAAGAAGAAATCTACTTGTTTAAAAAATCATGGAGTTGAATGGATATTATCTGATCAGAAATTAAAAGAAGAATGTGTATTTAAGAAATACGGAGTAAATAATGTAAGACAAGTGGCTGCTATTGCCAATAAGATATCTAATACACGCAGGGGTGATTTTTTTGATACACTTATAAATTCTGATAGATTACGTGGGAGATATGCTGTATTATTTACTAGAGAAGAATATATATCAGGTGGTTATTATGGCAACTATAAATTTAAATGTTTGGTTTGTAATACCGAATTTGTTGATTGTTTAGAAGATGGCGATATCCCCCGGTGTCAGACTTGTTATAAATCGTCTTCTATATTTGAAGAGGAGGTAACAAAGTATATAAAAATGTTATTACCAAATATCGATATTAAATCCAGAGACAAGACTATTTTAAATGGTAAAGAATTGGATATATACATTCCGTCATTAAATATTGGGATTGAATGTGATGGATTATTTTGGCACGGAGAAATTGGTGGTATGAAGAATAAATCATATCATCTTAATAAAACCATTGAATGTGAAAAACAGGGGATTCATTTGATTCATATATTTGAAGACGAATGGTTGTTTAATAAAGATATTGTTTATAATAAATTAAAACACATATTAAAACAATCTACTGATAAGCTTTATGCTAGAGCATGTGATATAAGATCCATTGATAATGTTGACAAGAAGAGGTTTTTAAATGTTAATCATATACAGGGAAATGATGTAAGTAGTATTTGTTATGGCCTTTTTCATAAAGATGAATTGGTATCATTAATGACTTTCGGTAAGTCGAGAGTGTTTATGAATACCACGTCTGTTGTGGGTCAATATGAGCTAATAAGATATGCATCTAACAAAACTGTTGTGGGCGGGGCAAGCAAACTCTTAAACCATTTTATTAAAATTCATAAACCATATAAGGTTATTAGTTATGCTGATAGAAGATGGACACACTCTGTCAAAAATTTATATGCTTCTATCGGATTTAAAAAGATTAGTGATGGTACTCCTAATTATTGGTATTTTGGAAAGGATAAGAATTATAGACGACATCATAGATTTGGGTTTGCCAAACACACATTGAGTAAGAAGTTTGTTAATTTCGACTCAAATCTGTCAGAATGGCAGAACATGCAAAATAATGGTTATGATAGAATTTGGGATTGTGGTCATCTAAAATATGAATTAATCTGTTGATAGTTACTATTTATATGTACAATGCCATATTCATATAAAAAGGTTGGTAATAAGACATGTGTTTACAAGAAATCTACTGGAAAGAAAGTTGGATGTACATCTGGACCAGTAAATAAATATCTTGCTGCTTTGCATATGCATGATAAGAACGAATCTGTTAATGAGAATATTCCACGCTGGCCGCAGAGTACTGGAGATGCGGATCCTAATTATTCGGTGGAAGAAAAGAAATTTTTTGCAGAAATTCCTGGGGCTAAACCAATTGAATTGGTAACATATACAAAGCTAATTGCATCTGGCAAGACTCCAGAAGAAGCACTTGCTATTGTTAAAAGTAAACATAATTCGTTAACAGAAAATCTTACTAGACAATTGAAAGAATCTATTAAATCCATTGTTATTAAGGAAAAACTTAAAGAACATATTCGTGGCATTATTAATGAAATTAATGATTATTCATATTTTGATCCGGGAAATAAGGATCAAGGATTGGTTCAAACCGTAAGAAAGTCCACATTAACAGGTAAAGATGCTGTAGATTTGTTGGTAATGCAATATAATGTTCCGAGAAATTTTGCTAGAAAAGTTGTTGATTATGTTGTTACAACTCCATTAAATGAAGAAAAAGAATCTCCTGTAGTAAGAAATATTAAGTCGGTGGAAAATTTTGATGCATTGCTTGCCAAGCCAGAAAATGCTGGTTCATTATTCACTCAACAAGAGATGGATGCCGTCAATAGAATGGAAGTAAAGCCGACCAAGAAAACCCCCACAGAACTTCAATATGGTACTCCCGAAGAAATGAGTGGAAAGAATAAGGATTTGGTAATACGAAAGATTAAGGGCAAATATGTTGGATTTTTCTCATTAAGAGCCCCCATCGATGTTTCCCCAGATGTTGCTGTTGCTCCTGGAGCAGAAGTAGTTGCGGAAGCAGACGAAGCAACACCGGAGGAACCAAAAAATCCAAACGAACCACAAAAAGATGAGGTATTTATCATTGTGAGTAGACCATTGACCAATACAATGAAAGATATTACCATGCTATCAAATTTCATATTGCATCTTATCAATGAGTATCAAATAACATGAAAGCCTTTGCTCATTCACATTTTATAAAATTAAAAGAACTTGTGGATACTGACAGAATAGCCACAGATGATTGGAAAGCGTCGGAGTATGATGCTCTCCATGATTTAGGCTTTGAATTGGATGGACTCTATAACATGGAATTTGAACATGAAGAAACTGTCTATGGTAAGGAAAAGAACCTGGAACTTACAGTTTATAAAAATGATTCGACGTGGACATTAGAAATGCGTGGTCAAAGAACAGATAAAAAAATGGAAAAGCAACCAACAGTTAAACGAGAATATAAGGAATTTAAGAATTTAATGAGGGTTATTCACGAAATCTTCAAGAAATTCTAATTTTTTCAAAAGTAAAGGATATTTATAATCACCATGATAAAGCTTACAAAATTAGTAGAAGAACTTAGTGTAGAGAACGTAGAGCAAGTTCAACCAGAAGCGGATCCTACTGCTCCACCGAAGCTTACCAGAGAACAAAAGAAACGGTTGCATGAACTCGTTGGTAACTATAATCAATATGCAGAATCAGTTAGACACCATGGTAGTTTGATTGATGTTTCCAAGAAATTGCGGGAGATTGCCAATATTGCCAGCCGGTATGTTGTAGAAGAATGTGGTGATATGGTTGAAGCTAATACTGCAACTAGAAAAATGACGGAACTTAAAAAATATGTAGACCAGTTTACTAAATTGGCAGAAGATCTTGAACCAAAATGCAAACAGGCCGAAGCATATTATGAAGATGCCGGAAAGATTCTCGAAACATTCTTTGAAATCCAGGATGTTGTTCCTACTTCACCGTCCGTTGGTAAAGTAGAAGCTCCATTAACAGATCCAAAAACAACATTAAAATAAAAATATTTTAAAAAAAATGATGTTTTGATTTTTCTTATTATATTTATACAACGAATACGATAATTCTTTATCGTGATAGAAGAAGTACCTTTATTGAGGTTTATCTAATAACCCCAGAGAATAATAAAATCCAAACAGGAAATTTTAAAATGAGTAAAATCAACAACGAGTTAATTAAAGAAGCTATTGCCGACGCGAAAGCAGTTCGTGCAACAGCATTGCAAAATGCCAAAGTGGCATTGGAAGAAGTGTTTTCGTCACAAGTAACCCAGACTTTATCAGAAAAATTGCGTGAAGATATTGAAGAATCTGATAATATCGGTGCAGGATCAAGTGCACCCGATGCAAGTCCTACGAAACCAAGTATTGAAAAAGTAACCACAAATGCAGGTTCTAATGCTGGTCAAAAATTTGAAAAGTGGCTTAAAGAAGAAGAAGGTCAGGAAGAAGTGGTTGCCAGTGAAGTAGTTGCCGGTGATCGTGCCAAAGTTGGCGACGCTGTTCCTGCCGGAACCGCCCCAGTTGATGGAAGCGGAGATGAGGAAAATATTACTGCCGAAGAAATCGACCAGATTCTTAAAGAATTGGAAGAAGATGCCGGTGCTCCAGAAGCACCTGTTGCTCCTGCTCCGGTTGATCCTACCGCAGTTGCCCCCGCCCCATCCCCAGTCGATCCTACCGCTGTTGCTCCGGCCCCTGTTGCTCCGGTGAATACTGATCCTACTGCTGTTGCTCCAACCCCAGCCGAAGCACCTGTTGCTCCAGCCCCGGTTGCAGAAACAGATGAAGAAATTGATTTAAATGAATTGCTTACTAGCCTCAATGAAGAAGAAGAGGAAGAAGGTAAAATTGAAGAAGTCAAGGAAGTCAAGGAAGTCAAGGAAGTCAAGGAAGTCAAGGAAGAAGAGGAAGAAGGTAAGAAAGAAGAAGAAGAATCCTTGAAGAAAGAAAATACAGAATTTCGTAAGACTATTGAATTCTTACGCGAGCAACTTAATGACGTTAATTTGCTCAATGCTAAGTTGCTTTATACAAACAAATTGTTTAAAGCCAATAACTTGAATCGTGAACAAAAGATGAAAGTTATTGAACAGTTTGACTTGAACAAGACCATTCGTGAAGTCAAATTGACCTATAGCAACTTGACCGAAGCACTAAATCTTAGTAAAACCCCTGCCAAGAAAACGGCTGCCGGCGTGATTACTGAGGGCTTTGCATCAAAACCAGTTGGCACAACCAAACCTTCCGGAAATATTGTAATTCCAGAAGCTAACGATATGGTAGTGAAATTCCAAAAGCTTGCGGGAATCACTAAGTAACTTAATGCAAGAATGTTAAATAACTAAAAGGAAAATAACAAAATGAGTAAAATTAAAGAGTTGCTTACAGGCAACACAAGTCCTACTACCAGACTGATGGAAGAAACCCGTGGTCTGCAAAGTAAGTGGGAAAAAACTGGCCTTCTTGAAGGTCTTAAAGGCATCGAGAAAGCTCAGATGTCAGTTCTCTTGGAGAACCAAGCACAACAATTGATCACAGAAGCGACAGCTACTGGTACCTCTGCTAACAGTGAGCAGTGGGCTGGCGTCGCCCTTCCGTTGGTTCGTCGTGTGTTTGCTGAAATTGCGGCTAAAGAATTCGTGTCCGTTCAACCCATGAACCTGCCTTCCGGTTTGATTTTCTATCTGGATTTCAAATACAGCACGGTTAATGGTTTGTCGAACCCGGCGTTCTCTGGTTCGTCATTGTTCGGTGGAACAGGCATCAAGCTTGGTTCGACTGATAGTGCTACCAATGGCTTGTATGGCCCAGGTCGGTTTGGCTATACTATCAATGGTGCTAATCTAGCCGGAACTACAAACATTACGGCCAGTACTGTTTCTGGTACTGATGTTATGTTTGATATTAATTACATTGGCACTGGTAGTTATACCAAAGTGACCATTCCGCTTGGAGACAATACTGTCGCATCTGCTGATTTAACATCAGTTCGTGCATGGATTGTTACTGGCTCTTTTGCAACTGGTTCTGCAATTACTGCCGCAAATGTGATTAATCAGTTCTCGACAATCACAAATACTGGTACGATTGCTGCTCCTGTATATTGGGCTAATTTCATTGTTAATGAAGTAGTCAGTGGTGCCGGTGTTGGTTACTATCTCTCATACGAGAAACAACCGACCCCGCAAACCCGTGGTGACTTTGAAGATAGTACTGCTAGTACTGCTGGTGGTCCAGTAAATCCCGGAATTAATATTCCTGAAGTCAACCTTGAGTTGAAGAGTGAGCCGATTGTCGCTAAGACCCGTAAGCTCAAAGCCGTTTGGACCCCTGAATTGGCACAAGATTTGAATGCCTATCACAGCATTGACGCCGAAGCAGAGCTTACCGCTTTGTTAAGTGAATATGTTTCGATGGAAATCGATCTCGAAATCCTTGATATGTTACTGACTGCTACCCCGTTTGCTACTACAGAAGCGTGGAGTGCTAAGATTGGTAATGAGTTCACTAAGAACGTTGGTGCTAGTACCTTCACATATAATGTTGACGCTTCTCCTAACCGTACAGCATATGTCAAGTCGACTTGGTATCAAACTCTTGGTAACAAGATTCAAAAAGTCTCCAACAAGATTCATCAGTTGACTCTTCGTGGTGGAGCTAACTTCTTGGTTTGTTCGCCTGATGTCGCAACTATCTTGGAAAGTATCCCAGGTTATGTCGCTTCGACAGACGGAGATTCCGCTAAGTTCGCAATGGGCGTAAGTAAAGTTGGTAGCTTCGCAAGTCGCTTCCAAGTCTACAAGAACCCGTACATGGTTGAGAACCAAATCCTCGTTGGTTTCCGTGGAAGCAATTTCTTGGAAACTGGTGCGGTCTATTCTCCATATATTCCGCTGGTCCAAACTCCATTAGTATACGACCCGATTAACTTCACGCCGAGACGTGGTGTTATGACCCGTTATGCTAAGAAAGTGGTCCGGCCAGAATTTTATGGCCGCATCTTCGTGGCAGACTTAGATACTGTCTAATCGAAGTATTAACACAATTAACTCTCACCAGAAATGGTGGGAGTTTTTTGTTGTCTTTATTGTTTTTAAAACTATTTATATGTACAATGAAATATCTTGTCCTTCTTTCCTTAATACTTTTAACTGGGTGTAGTACTTTTATCTCTAGAAGTATGGCAGGTAATCCAGCATCAAAGTCATTAATTTATTCCGGGGTAAGACAGGATATTAACTTAATTAGTACTGCCACCGTAAATGATCTGGGTGGATTAATCCCATTCTTTATAATTGATATTCCATTTTCTACTGTGGCTGATACCGTGTGCATTCCCTTTGACTTTCCATCTGAGAAAAAATAATATGAAAAAATCTGAATTGAAACAATTGATTAAAGAGACCATTAAAGAATTAAAACCACAACGATTAGTAGTTGGTGATAAAGTAATGCTTCGGAAGGATGTATTGGCAAGGCATGCAAGATCAGTTCCTGCTCACCTTGGATACACTACACACCAATTTTCATGGAGAGATCGTCTTGATAAGTTGGAAGGAAAGGTTGGGACAGTTACTAAAGTGTTTGATAATAGCAAACATGTTAATGTTAAATTTGATGAACCGTGGATTGATAAGGATGCACATGGTAGAGAATATAAGATGGATACCATTGGTATTGATTATACAGAATTGGAGAAAGTAATTAATGAATCCGAATTTAATATCAATCGAAAAGAAAGAAAAACACAACATGATTTACAGACAACACCGAATAAACAGATTTCAAAGATTGCTCCGGGAAATCCTGTGGTAAAATCATTAAATGAAATGTCAATTAGTCGTGATGTTAATACCTCTGATAAACAGAATGGAGTTACCGGATATACAAGTCATGTTACAAAATGTCGTGGTTGTGGTAAGGATTGTAATACATTAAGAAAAGATTCTATTGGTCATGAGGGTGTATATTGTAGCAAGGATTGTGCTGAAAAACCGATGGATGAATCTGTTGTACAACAGTTCAGGGCCGGTGATCGCGTTGAAGTTGTTATGACTGGTATTGTTCAGAAATCTAGTATAAGTGGAGAGTTTTTACGTATTAAGACTGATAATGGTCAAGAATTTGATGTTGATTCAACAAACCAAAAAATAAAGAAATTGGCGTTTTAATCATTCCCATGGGAAGTTAATCCACGTTGTTGCTGGTACTAAACAACTATAGTCAATATTACATTTAACACGTCTATTGTTTGTTATTGCCCACCATTCCAACTTGTTTTGTGGTTTGTTTTTCTTGATTACCGTATATACATCAATATGCTCCACAGAATCATATTTTATTAATTCATTGAGTGTATACTCTAATGTATTACCGGTGTCATAGATGTCATCTACTACCAAGACCCGTTTCTCTGTTATTTTGGGGAATTCTCCAATTAATTTGATTGATTCTTGACTGTTATCATTATTATAACTTTTAATTGTAACAAACTGCTGATAAATGTCATATTCTCTTGACAACAACTCACCGACCTGTTTTGCACCATCTAAGATGGTTAATATACAATCAATATTTTGTGAAGGATTATAATTGACAATCCAATTACTAACCACATCATAATCAAGTTTTAGGGTTTCGGTGTTCATTTTTTTAATACAATGGTTGTGGCAAGAATTTTATAATTAGATATGGTTCCGTCAGCATTTACATTGCCCTCTCCAATTGGTCTAATATTTACAAGGTTATGTTCAAATAATTCCTTAACCTTATCATAAATTATAACATGGTGTGCTACAAGTTTATCGTCTTCAATTTTAAATTCATTTGATTGACCAATAACATGTTTAGTCATACCACCACCGCTAGTGACATAACCATCAAGTGTATCATACATTAATACAAAACCATCTTTTGGCATATTTTCAAGAGATTTTTCGATTACTTCTTTTGTATATACCACGCCATTTTTGTTTGGGTGGTCTAATATCAAAATAGGCCATCTAAAATGTGTGCATTTAATTTCATCGGTCATCTTGGTAATTTTGCTCCCTGACATTCACAGCATATAAAAAATTATAATATGGCGGGTATCCTGTGTTTTTTTCTTCTTCCCATATACACGGGCTAGACTCTAATAAAACCTTATAAACATAATGAAGTTCTTGTGATTTCATCCAATCTAAAATTTTTGGTTTAAAAATGTCTTTATGTTCATAATAATCAGATACTCCCTGTATTCCCTCAAATTTACCAAACGAACAGAGTCTTTGTATTGACGTTGTTCTTATTGTTTTGACAATCGTTGGATGTTTATTATCTTTATCTGCGTCATCAGAATAAACATTGCTGTGGTTTAAGTCTGGATGAAATGGGTCATTGCGTAAGTGTATAAACGATGGTGTAGTAACAAACACAAACCCTGCCTCTTCAATTTCTTCCGGTGTCCATATATCATTAGGACCCAAATCTCCACCATAATGATGACTTAATCTGTTTATGTTCATTTTCTTTTCTTATCCAACCTAATTACCCATTCTTCTAATGTTTCATCCGTTTTAAACCATTTACTTAAAATTTCTTCTTTTTTTATTTTTTGATTGATAGTGGAGTTCATATATGGTTTTCCGTGACAATATAATCGCATACTATAAGTTCCATCACCAAAATCTTCCATTATTCTATATCTATCACCAAGAAAATTTAAACAGTCGCAGTCAAAATGCATCAACAATCCAATTTTAATGTCATCGGGAGATATATCGCTGGTAGGCACTTTAACGGTTTGTCCATTGATTGTCATCGGGACGGTTGGGAATTTATAATCTTTATTCATTTTCTATTTCCGGGTGGTAACGAATTTTGTTTAATTTCAAATATTCCATTTCCAACAAATTCTGTTAATGTTTTATATCCACTATAACTAATCGCGCTACTTAATCCTCCCCACAATTCACTTACCAATTCTTCGAGTGGTTTTAACTCTCCTTCAACCTTAACAACTTTACCTTCACTATGTTTTTTAATACCACCATATAATTCTTGTTGTTTATAAGTACTTCCTCCCCAATATGTTCCGTCACCAATGATATGTGTATGTGCTTCTTTAGCTTTTGAAAAATAACTACCCATCATCACATAATCAGAACCAGCACCAAAAGCTTTCGCGGCATAATTACTATTTTTAATACCACCATCCGCTACAATTTTTATATCATATTGATCAGCATACTCAAAACATTCTATTAGTTCGGTGATTTGCCCTCTGTTATATCCTGTCATATCACTTGTGGCACAACAGTTTCCACCACCTATTCCAACTCTAATATAAAACTCACCATTAAAAATTTTACCATAATCTTTATATAATTCAATTCCCTCTTTAGTCATTACATTTCCAATCATAACTTTGTTTGGTTTACAAAATCTCATTAATCTATCAATTGTTTTTGGTATACCGGGTAAATAACCATTCGCTATATCAATTAACCAATTTTTAACACCACCTTCTTCTAAAATCGATACTCTGTCCCAATCATTTAATCCAATACTAATGTATATATTTTCTTTATTTGATAGTTGATTATAAATATTTAATTGTTCAAATGCTTCGCAAAATCTATGCAAACACACTGTTAATCCTAATTCAGTAGCTTTTTGTGCAAATTCTATACCAATTACACTCGCCATAGGACTAACAATTATCTTGTTTAATTCTCGTGGTACCTCTGATCTCGAATTAATTTTAGATGGTTGTGCTATTAAATTAACATCATTGTAATATAAACTTTTAGTTGGTAATATCATTGACATGTTTAATATTTCCAATGTGTAGGTAAACGAGCACGCCATTTTCCATCATAAGTTACATCATCCCAAGTTCCATCAACATATTTTCTTTTAATAAAACACCAATCTCCCAAGAACTGGTCTTCGATCTTTGTTTCGACTATAGCATTGTTTGGTGGCAAGTAATCCATAACTGACATCCATTTTGATTCTTCTTTAATTTCTACTGGATGTTCTTTAACTCCATTAGGATGTATCATTTTCCCACAAAATCCACATCTATGACCATTACAAATAACTTGTCTAGGTTCGGTACAATTACATGGTAGTAAATTACCACCAATTATTTTTGATGCTGTATTAAATAATAAATCATCTGGTATAAGAATCGCGTTTTCCAATTCCACGGTTAATCCATGTGCTAATAGTGCAATCGTTGGCCATCCTATAATTAATGTTGGTTTTCTTGTATCATTATCCATAAATTACCTCGTATACTCACAAATATAAACCTCAAAACTCTTATCAAATATAGCTTTGATCATTTCATTAACTATATTCCAGTTTCCGCCAGCTAAAGTACAGCCTAGATTCTTAGGAAAACCAACTTTTAATATTTGATTATTTTGACAATTAGCGGCCATCTTTTCCATTGCGGTATAAATGGCCTCATAATTTAATTTACGACTTTCTGTACCATAATTAAATTGTTGGTATAAAGTATATATATATTTTAAATTTGGATTAAATTGATTTCCTGTTACATTGGCGACACTAAAGTTACCAAGTTTGTTTTTATCGCCTTTAATAGTTTTACAGTCTATCTTATATACTTCTGGAAATATTTCTCTAATATGTCTGGCAATTCCAGATCCCATAACGCATTGGCAATTCGCCCCGTGGGCTGCTGCTTCAATATCCGCTTTCAACAAGTCGCATTCAATATAAGTTATCATATAGTATATGATACCATATAATCTTAAAATGTAAAGATATAATAAAATATTTTGTTAAATATTGCGTTTTTGTTAAACGTTAGGATTTATATATGCAGATGGGTGCTTATCCAAAAACTGTTTGATTATTAATATTGCGGAAACTGATAAAGAAATTTTGGAAAAAATAAAAATGATAATGAATTATACAGGACCGTTATATCATACGGATGCAAAAAGTTATAATTATAAAGGAAAAATAATAAATTGTGGGGAAATGATTCGTCTTCAAATATCAGATGAAAAGATTTTATATGATTTAAAATCCATCGGATTGTCAATAATAAAATAAATTGCGTTTTATGTTTTATGTTGTATATTTATGTATATGGGAAGAAAGCGAATATACAGAACTAAAGAAGAAATATTGGAAATTAGGAGAAAAATTTCCAAGGAATATTATTATAAAAACAAAGATATATGTAAAAAAAAGAGAATGATTAGATATTATCAAGGAATTAGTTTGTGATAATTAATGATGTTGGGTTGTGTAGAGTATGTAATTCTCCTACAAAATTTTTAGGAGTTAATAAAGGATATTCAAAACATTGTAGTTATAAATGTTCGAATTCTAATAAAGAAACACAAAATAAAAAGAAAGAATCTTATTTAAATAAATATGGTGTAGATAATCCGTCTAAATCTAATGAAATAAAACAAAAGAAACGCGAAACAAATATAAAAACTTGTGGAGTTGATTGTAACTTAAAACTTGAATCTGTTAAGGATGCTATCAAGAAAACGTGTAAGATAAAATATGGCGTAGACTATTATCTCCAATCCGATGAATATAAACACAAAATTTGGGAAAGAAATTATAATAGAATAAAAAACAACAAATTTATAAATATATCACCGATGTTTATGTTAGAAGAATACCGTGGAGTAGAATTAACATATAAATTTAAGTGTACCGTATGTCAATCCATATTTGATGATCATTTACAAGATGGTAGAATTCCTATTTGTAGAGTGTGTTTTCCCATAAAACAATCCAAAGCACAGTTGGAATTATATGATTATATTAAAATATACTATGGTGATACATTATTGTCTACCAGAAATATTATTGATGAAATGGAACTTGATATTTATATTCCATCTAAAAAAATTGCAATAGAATACAATGGCATATATTACCATTCAGAAATTTCTGGTAATAGAAATAAAACATATCATATAAATAAAACTGAAAAATGTGAGGCAAATAATATAACATTGATACAGATATTCGAGGATGAGTTTTTATTTAATAAAGAATTGGTATATGGAAAAATAAATAGACTATTAAATATAAAAACAAATATAAATCGAGTATATGCAAGAAATTGTTTGATAAAAGTTGTGGAACCCTCTATTGCAAATGAGTTTTTAATTTCTAATCACATTCAGGGAAATGATCACAGTTTAATAAGATTGGGGGCGTTTTATAATGAAAAACTCGTGGCACTTATGACATTTGGGAAAACAAGAGTTTCTATGGGAGGTTGTGCACAAAAGAATGTTTATGAATTATATAGATATTGTTCCAATTGTTCGGTGGTTGGTGGTGCTAGTAAAATATTTACACATTTTATACGATTATACAATCCCGATAAAATTATAACATATGCCGATAGAAGATGGTCAACTGGAAACTTATATGAAAAAATGGGATTAACATTAATTTCTAAAACTAAACCAAATTATTGGTATACCAAGGATCATGTTAAAAGGTTTCATCGATTTGGGTTTAGAAAAAATGTGTTGAAAAAACGATTGGTCAATTTTGATAATTCATTAACAGAGTGGCAAAATATGCAACTAAATGGTTATGATAGAATATGGGATTGTGGTTCGTTGAAATATGAGTGGAAAAAGAAATAGATGAAACATATTACTTTATAATATTTATAGATATATGTCAAATCCTGTAAGTACTTTATTAATTGATAATGATAGAAAGAGATGGCCCGGAAGTGGTTCGGTAGTTACTACCGGATCTTGTCCCTTCAATTTCTATACAACAGAAACACAATTTAACACAGATTGTTATAACTCTGCGATATGGGCGGCAGAAAGGCTTGGGTATCCAATGATGGATATCGAATTACGAGATGTTAATTTTTATGCTTGTTTCGAGGAGTCAGTTTCAGAATATGCTGCTCAGGTAAATCAATACAATATTAAAAATGATTATTTATCTTTGTTGGGAGTTCCTATAACGCAGTCAATGAATGGTATACCTGTGATTGGTTCGGGATTGCCTTATGTTATAAATTTGAGCGAACAGTTCGGGAGCGAAGTTGGTGTTGGTGGTACTATAGATATTAAACAAGGAATATTACATGCTCAGAATGGTATTCAACAATATGATTTACAAGATTTATGGGGTAATGTTAGCGAAAGTTTTAATAGAATAGAGATTCGAAGGGTGTTTCATGATGGTCCTCCTGCCTTTGCAAGAATTTATGATCCCTTTTCAATGACAGGAATGAGTTATAGTAATATATTGAATGAAATGGGATTTGCTGGTTATAGTCCTGCCACTCAATTTTTAATGTGTCCAATATTTGAAGATTTATTACGAGGACAAGCTATTGAATTTAATGATATGGTTAGAAAGTCAGCGTATAGTTTTGAAGTAGTAAATAATAAAATTAAATTATTTCCGGTACCAGTTTATGATTTTAATGTATACTTTGAATATATTGTTTCTAATGATCGACAAGCGGAACAATTTTTAACAACATCATCATATCAAAAAGCATCAGATTATTCTAATATACCTTATCAAAATATTCAATATTCATCTATAAATGCTATAGGCAGACAATGGATTAGAAAATACTTTTTAGCACTATGTAAGGAAGTATTAGGTGCAGTAAGAGGAAAATATGCAACAACTCCTATACCAAATGGGGAAACTACGCTAGATGGTGCTGAATTACGTGGTGAAGCTGAAAAGGAAAAAGAAGCATTAATAACACAGTTGAGAGAAATGTTAGATAGTCTCAATCCTAGTTCACAAATGGAAACACAAGCAAACAAGGCCGAAAAACAACAAGACTTATTACGGAAATCGCTTCCAACTTTGATTTATATTGGATAAAATTATGTCAGATTTTACTGTATATACTTCATCATACCAACCAGTTGCACAATATCCTGGGTTATGGTATAGTCAGCGAGATATGGGAACACTACAATCTTTCAATAGTGAAATTTTTGGAAGCATTGTTCAATGTTTAGTGTGGCTATTTAAGGTTTGCCCAACAGAAACCCAGAATAACATTTACGGAGAAACCAATCAGCAAGGTGGTAAATTCTATTTCCCCCCAGTTGAAATGACTACGTTAGTTGAGAAGTCGGATCCAAATTCCAAGGAAGAAGATGTTGGGCCAGATAGAGATCAACTGGTTACTTTTAGATTTAGAGAAGCAATGTTAATGGCTGTAAATTTTTATCCGCAGGAAGGAGACGTAATATTGTTCAATGAGCGATATCATGAAATTGATTCTCCGGTTACCCAAGAACAATTTTTGGGAGGCGTGGCTGAAAAATCTTGGTCAATTATCTGCAAAACTCATTACGCTAGATTCTCTAAAATCAATATCATCGACAGAAATAATTAATCTATATTTGACGTATAATCTCATAAAAAACTATTTATTAGTATAATTATGGAGATATACTAAAATGGCCTGGAAAGGCGATCCAACAAATCCGGCACCCAATAATATTCAGGAAAAGTCCAACGTTTCTGAAAAAATTAAGGGAGATACCATTGCATCCACATCAAATCGAGCAGAAAATATTAGACGAGATTTGGATACGACCAAGGATTTTACTGTTACACTTTTAGATATTGACACTACGATTCTTGAGTATATTGATAAAATTATCGATATTCACGTCTTGAATAGTGGTGATAATATCAAAGTTCCCGTTATGTATGCTTCTCCTGAGCGATGGAAAGCTATTCAGAAAGACGGTGTATTGCGCGATGGTCAAGGAAAGTTTCAGTTACCAATCATAGCATTTAGTAGAAAATCATTTGGTAAGAAACAAGATATGATGTCTCCAAATAGACATTTAACATATCCAATACTTCAAAAATATAATGAGAAAAACAAATATAATCCCAGAGATCCATTAAAGGGATTTATACCCCCGACACATCAGATTTATGCTGTAACTCTCCCGGACCATATAACACTAACATATGATTTTAAATGCCAGACAGAATTTGTAGAACAAATGAATACCATTTTACAAAAAATTAACTGGGCGGCAGAGGATTATTGGGGAGATCCAAAACGATTCAGATTTCGTGTGTTTATGGGAGACTATGATATAGTAACAGAAACACCAACCGATAATGATAGAATTGTAAAGGGAAATTTCAGTATTACAGTTCATGCATACTTATTGGAAGAATCCTTTGAATCCAGAAAATTAACTACAGAGAAGATTTTAACACCTCGAAAAATAATGATTGGAACTGAGGCCGTAATGAGTGGTGACGATTTTAGTGCTCTGGGAGATAAACCGCAAAAAAGTCCATTCCCATATTCTTATATTGGTGGGTCTATTAGAAAAGATGGTATTAAATTTGAGAACCCCACTGTACAATTTATTGATACAAACGACTTGGACGGTATAAAGAAATCTTATGAAAAAATGGTCGAATCTATGTCATCATTTAAGGGTACTCCGGAAGTAGCTACACTTTGGCATGCTGCTCCTGTATTATCGAGTGATTATGGTGAAGATGGTTGGATGGCGTACGATACAAATTATCACTACATTTATGTCAATAATAGATGGTTGAGACACACTTTAAGTGCGTTTCAATCATTCTAACATATATTTATATGAAAAATATAGAATTGGTAGATATTTTATGGAAACCCATACCAGTTAGTTCTGATTCATATGGAGAAGAAGGATGGGCAGCACATGATGATAATTATTTTTATGTATATACTGAAGGTAAGTGGTGGCGGAGACAATTTAGTAATTTTGAACCGTTAGAAGAATTTTAAAATGAATAACGAATTTAATCCAAATACAGTGATAATCCAACAAAGAAATTTGTCTGGGTCATATTTTATAACAGTTCCAATTAGTGGATCTAATTTAGTATTACAAACAGATGCTACTGGTAGTCTATTTGGTTCTAGTGTTGTTCCAACCGCAAGTTATGTATTAACAGTAGTTGCATCTTCATCATATGCAGAAGTCGCCACATCATCATCATATACATTAACATCTAGTTATGCCAATATTACTACATCAAGTAGTTATAGTCTTAGTGGTAGTTATGTTAGTAATGCTACATCATCTAGTTATGCTAATATTGCTACATCAAGTAGTTATTCAGATAATGCTACATCAGCATCATATTCTAATAATAGTACATCTGCCAGTTATGCTTTATCCGGTAGTTTTACTGATTCAAGTTCATATGCATTAAGTTCAAGTTATGCAAAATCAAGTTCATATTCTAATAATAGTACATCTGCCAGTTATGCTTTATCCGGTAGTTTTACTGATTCAAGTTCATATGCATTAAGTTCAAGTTATGCAAAATCAAGTTCATATTCTAATAATAGTACATCTGCTTCTTATATACTTGGTAGTAATGTTATTGGTAATGTTAATAGTGCATTAACGGCATCATATATAGAATTAGCAGCAACAGCATCATATGTGGAATTCGCAGAAAGCGCATCATTTGTACTAGCGGCACAAACGGCATCATATGTAGCATATATAGAATTAGCACAAACGGCATCATATGTAATTGCAGCACAAACAGCGTCATATGTAATTACAGCAAACACTGCATCATATAGTTTATCATCGAGTTATTCATTAAACTCAACGACTTCACAAACCGCGTCATATATTGATGCTGGTGATATTACTACCGGGACATTAAATAATAGTAGATTACCAAGTCAAATTAATGTTACTGGTATAACTGCTTCATTTAATGGAACATCAAGTTGGTCTAATAATGCTACATCGAGTTCATATTCTAATAATGCCATGTCAGCATCATATAGTTTATCATCGAGTTATTCATTAAACTCAACGACTTCACAAACCGCGTCATATATTGATGCTGGTGATATTACTACCGGGACATTAAATAATAGTAGATTACCAAGTCAAATTAATGTTACTGGTATAACTGCTTCATTTAATGGAACATCAAGTTGGTCTAATAATGCTACATCATCTAGTTATGGTTTATCGGCATCATATGCTAATAATTCTACGACATCACAAACAGCATCGTATTTAAATGCTGGGACATATGCAATTACTTCAAGTTGGTCTAATAATGCTGTTTCAAGTAGTTATGCGTTATCATCAAGTTATACATTAAATGCCACAACTGCACAGACATCTAGTTATGTTGATGCTGGTAACATTACAACTGGCACACTAAACAATAGCAGATTACCAAGTCAAATTAATGTTACCGGAATTACCGGGTCACACTTTGGGACATCATCATGGGCGACAAATTCATTAACTGCTTCAAGCATTAATTTTACACCATCATTAGCAAGTACCGCAAGTTATATTCTTGGTAATAATGTTAGTGGCAAGGTAACTTCATCAATAACTTCTGATACCGCAAGTTATTCTAATAATTCTACTTCAAGTTCATATGCGTTATCAGCGAGTTATGGTATTAATCCTGGGTATGTTCCATATGTTAGTGCTTCTAGTAATGTCATTTTAGGTTCTAATTCATTATCAACTAATTCAAGAATCGGTATCGGTACTACTACACCAACTGGTTCATTGGATATTGTTGCAGATGGTCCTAGTAATGGTAAAGGACAATTGCAAATTAGAAATCCTAATCTCCCGGCCAATACAGGATTTTATTTTGATGCCGGTACGCAGGCCAATGTTTTTTCTTATATGGATTCTGATACATCTCTGAAGTATTCAGCAATATTTTTTAGAGACAGAACAAGCGTTACCGCTAGCGTTGCTAATTATGGTGGAATTGCTACTGGCAGAATAGGAACAAGTATTATGGGTATGTCTCGTAATGATTTTGGAATATATAATGCCGCATCCGGTAAATCTCTTGTATTAGGAACCAATGATGGGACTGCCGCAGCTGGTGTAGATTCTATTGCAAGAATGGTAATAAATAGCAGTGGTAGTGTTGGTATCGGTACTACTACACCAACTGCTAAATTACATATTAGTGGTTCATTAAATAGTGAATCATTACTTAATATTCAAAATAATTCTGGGTCCAATTTGTTATTCATTAGTAGTAGTGGCAACGTCGGTATCGGTACTACTACACCAACAGCATCATTGGATGTATCTGGAACTGGTAGATTTGTAACAGCATCCGTAGGTGTTAATACTGCACCTCTAATTGTTCAAAATACTAATGCATATGTAAGTCCATATACGCAATATTCACAAGTATGGCGTGATTCAGATGGAGCGATGATGGCATGGATGCGGAATGATGGAACATTTAATATTGGTGGACTTCAAGGTCAACTGAGATTTTTATTGGCACAGTCTCAAGTTGCAGGCACCGCCACGGCTCCTGTGTTTGGAACTTCTGCCAATAGTGCTGATATAGATACAGGTATATTTTTTCCTGCTGCAAATTCTATTGCTATTACTACTGGTGGAACAGAAAAATTTAGAATTGATGGAAGTGGTAATGTCGGCATCGGGACGACGAGTCCACAAACATTATTGGATGTTGGTGGTTATGGAGCAAATCCTGATACTGCTACATATAAATTAGCAGTGAATGGCTCAATTTTACTTCCAACAGGGCAGAGCCTCACATTTAGTAATGGGGCATCGTTTAGCAACACCGGTTTATATAGTGGGGGTAGCAACCAAGCATTTCGAACTTTTGCTGGTAGCGTTCTAACAAGAATGACTATTTTAGCGGCGTCTGGCAACGTCGGTATTGGAACAACTAATCCAACGGCAGTCCTTCATCTAAAAGAAGGAACAGCAGTATCTAGTTCAGCGCCAATAAAATTAACATCTGGCACATTGATGACTGCTCCTGAAGTTGGTGCTATTGAATTTTTAACTGATAAGTTTTATTCAACAATAACAACTGGCACAGAAAGAAAAGAATTTACCTTAAATGATATTGCATTAACATCCGGTTATATTCCATATGTCACAACCAATGGAAGATTAACTAATTCATCATTATTTACTTATACATCCGCACTAAATTTATCATTACAATCTGGTGTAGCATCCGTAGTAACACAAACAATTAAAGGCGCAGCAGCACAAACAGCAGATAATTTACAAATTCAAGATTCATCCGCTAACGTACTTTCTAAGATAGATGCAAACGGTTCTGGCTTCTTCTCTGGTACAGGTCAATCAATTATTCAAACCGGTCTGATAGTTAATCAATCACAAGATAATACTATTAATGGTGTCTTTAATGTCAAAGGTTCAAATGATACTTCTTTAATTATTACTGATGATGTTAATGATCGAGTCGGTATTGGTACATCATTACCTACTTCAAAATTAACCGTAAGTGGTTCAATGAATGTTACCGGTTCATTTAATGCGACTTCTATCACTGGTTCAATTAATGCTACATCATTTATATTAACTTCGCCCGGTAATAATAAATTTGTAATAACCGTAAATGATTATGGAACACTAACTGCAACACCACTATGAAAACTATAACTATACTATCAATAATATTAATAATGCTTACCAGTAATGTATTCGCATTAAGCACTAATCAAGCAGTAATGATTGATACAAATACCGGTATATTAAATACTAATGATGTAATTAATGGTGCATTCTTTTCCAATAATCCTATTCCATCATGTATATTACCAAGAATTATTACATCATCAACAACTATTACACTAACAAAAGCAATCATTAATTCTGCTTTAAATGGTGAATTCAATCTTAATACCACTAATACTACCTACCTTACTATTGATATGACTACATTTAATGCTAATGATGCATGTTCATTTGCTATTAGTATCACAGGAACAAATCCTATTTCAGTTAATACTTCTGTAATATCATTGAGTATGTGGAATGCGAAAGTGTGGACTAATAGTGTTACGGTTCCCAATGATTGTGTATTCCGTAAAGCAAGTGGTTCAATGATTTTTGGGATAAGATAATATGATTAAAAGATTATTCATTTTAATTGCAGTATTGATGATGGCGTCTTTTGCGTCGGCAAGGGATTTAAAGTTGGAGTACTCGTTGAGGGATACTGATGAGGATATCGTATTTGTCAGTACTGGCGAACTTAACACTTGGTCCTCTCCCTACATTACTGCTACGGGATTAGTTAACGCCAATATACAATGGACCAATCCAAGTGGTTCTACTATCAACGCTTTAGTTCCTAGTATAAACTTCTTTCTATCGGCGGGAACATATAGAGTACATGCAACGGATTGGTCACGGGTAACAAGACTTTCGCTTGGAACAAGTAGTTCGGGACAAACTTACATTACTTCAATACCTAATATGTCGTACCTACTGAATAATTTTACTGGACTGACTACCATGACTTATATGTTTGGTTTCCAGACTAATCTATTGATGGACATAACTAATTTTGTAATTCCAACAAATGTAACAAGTCTTTCTGGTTGTTTTATTTCTTGTACTAATATAACTGGAACCGTTCCGATATTAACAAATCTTACCAAACTGACCACGCTAGCTTCTGCATTTAATTATTGTATAAATATAACTGGTTCATACCCTGATATTTCAATGCTAACTAACTTAACTGACTTAAGTTATGCATTTGCCACTACCAAAATGACTGGGAATATACCTACTTTAAGTAATCTAGTGAAGGTAACAACAATGGATTCGACATTTTATAATAACGAAGGTGGATCTAATTCAGGTCTAGTTGGAAGCATACCAAATCTAATAACACTTACAAATTTAACAACACTTAGACAATGTTTTTATAGTAAACCTTCATTAACAGGTGACGTTCCTAATTTACCAGTGAGTTTGTTGTCATTGGAGACCACCTTTGCGTATTGTTATGGACTAACTGGCAGTATACCAAATCTTAATACTCTTACTAATTTGACTACGATGACATATACATTCTATAATTGTACTAATTTAAATGGTACATTTCCAGTTACTTTGACCAATATGACCAAACTTACTGGAGGAGGATTAATCAATACTTTCTGTAGTTGCTCTAAACTTACTGGTACATTACCAGATATTTCAACCCTTACCAATCTTACAGCATTGACATATTCGTTTTTTGGTTGCTTAAGTGCGACTGGTTCTGTTCCTGATATTTCTGGATTAACAAAATTGACTGCTATACTTTATGCGTTTGGGAGTTGTACGAATTTGAGTGGTAACTATCCAGTACTTAACACTCTTACGAATGTCACTTCAGCCAGTTACCTATTTTCAAATTGTAATAATCTCACTGGAAATATGCCTGATATTAGCACTTGGACAAAGTATAATCTCACCTTCGAACAAATGTTTTATAGTAATAAAAAAGCAACTGGATCACTACCTAATTATAGTCCCTTAACGAATGCTTCTGGCAGTATGTATGCCATGTTCGCCAATTGTTACAATGTTACGGGATCAATACCAGAAATTACGACGATACCTAATATATCTAGGTTCGATGATGCTTTCTACAATTGCACAAACCTATCAGGTAATGTGGATGTAATCTTTGCTAATACCAATAATCTTAAAAATGTATTTCAGTCACAAAAAGCATTCTACAACAACTATAAACTAACAGGCAGTGGAATGAGGTTCGTAAATGCACCCAAATCAGCATCCTATGTAACAAACACAGGAACACTAAGCAGTAGTTATCAAATGTTTTATAACTGCACCAACCTCAGCGATTACGCGACAATTCCTGCGTGGTACAAATAAAGGAAAATAAACTATGCTTGTAAATATATTCACACAATCAACGACACCACCTTCACAAATTGATGACACCAAGAATCCTGACTTCACAATGTTATTTCCATTGGGTTGGAGAAATGCACCTGATGATATCGTAATACCCGCTGGTGCTACAATCACATATAGTCAAGATCCTAATGATGAAAATGGTGCTATCTATACCATTATCGAGCATCCAATTAATCCATTATATACATCGTGGATAAATGGGATTGGTGCTGCATGGAGATGGGATTATGTAACTGGTAATTTTGATGTGGCATTAGTTAATATTGGTATATTTCTTACATCAACAGATTTTGCATTATTAACACCAGGACAAATTAGTGGTGCTAATCAAGATGCTTGGACGATAGTTGCTGCTAAAACTATTGGTAGTGAACCGGTTCAATATTTGTCATAATTGGTAATTTTTATAGATTAAATTTGGATATGTAAGGAAATATATGAGCACAGGTGGATTAATCGGATATTGGGGTTTGGATGAGACTTCTGGTACAACGGCAAGTGATAAAACTGGCTACGGCAATACTGGAACCTACGTCAATTCTCCTACTCTTAACGTAGCTCCACCTGAGGCTTTAACTTTTCCGAGTAGAGCCGTTACCTTTAATGGAACAAATCAATATGTTAGTGTGGAGAATAATGCAAATATAGCCTTGACTTCTACCATTAGTGTCACAGCATGGATTAAAGTAACCAACAATCTGCCGCAGCAGCAAATACTGTCCAAATATAATATAATCTCTCCTTATCAGGGTTACGCTATGGGATTGAGCATACGAAACTTAAACACTGGTTGGTTAGATTGGTGGGATGGTACAGCGTGGAGAACAAGCAATACAGTTATACCAAACAACACGTGGACACACGTTGTTGTAACTCAAAGTGGTACGGAAATTAAATTCTATGTTAATGGTTCTTCAGTGGTCACGGTTACTGGTGCCAATATACCAGCCAATTCTATTAACGCCGCCATTGGGAGTATCTCTGGTGGAGGCGGTGGTTTCTTCAACGGTTCAATGGATGATGTCCGCATCTACAACCGTGCCTTAACTTCAGGTGAAATCTCTGGTCTATACGCAGGTTCAATTCAACCCCTCGCAGGTGCGTGGAGTGTGGTGAGAGGGAATCCAAGTGCTACCGCAATAGATTCAAGTGGAAACGGAAACACAGGAACTTATAATGCTAACCCATCACCATGTAATGCTCCACCAGCTTTAATCTATGATAAACTTGGAACAGGGGTAACTTTTAATGGTAAAAATCAAAATGTATTGATAGGTAATGCTGTAATAACTAATACAGACAATTTATCTTTCAGTTGTTGGGTAAATTCAAAAACCGCAAGTCAACTATCATATATTATGTATGTTGGTAGTATTGGTCAAATAGCATTAATGCTTCAAAATGGTGCAGGTGCTTCAGGTAATAAAGTATGTGCTGGATTAGGTGGACTTTTGTCTGACGCTTTAAATTCAACATATGTTTTACCAACTAATCAATGGGTTCATTTAGTTTTAACGAGATCTACTACTTGGAAATTGTATGCAAATGGAATACTGGTTGTAACAGGTAGTAATACGGCACCATTAACTCCTGATGTAATCACACGAGTATCTAATGGTGGTGGAACGGCATTTGACGGTTCTATAGACGATGTTCGTATCTATAACAAAGCATTATCACAATTAGAAATAACAGATTTAGCATCTGGTAATATTGGATTAACTGATAGCACATTAAAAGCATGGTATAAATTTAATACCAATAAACAAAGTATGATAAAGGGTAAAGTTGGAGCATTTAGCAAAATATAAAGGAAAATAACAATATGGCAATCGAATTTGATAAATTTATAGCAGAAGAACCCGTGGTAATCCCACCGGTACCAGAACAAACTTACCCATTCCAATGGTTACAAAGAATGGTAATCGAAGCACCTTCACCATCTAAACCAGTTACCATCTATTCAGAATTCATCCCCTATAATGGTACCGGTTCAACACTACCATCACCCCTAACCCATAACACCATACCAGATGCGTTCGCTCTGGCAGCTCAAGACCCAGACTTTAATCTAGTCATGGGCGGAGTTTTCGCTATGCTCGAAAAATACAAATATACCAACTTTACACCGACTGCATCAGTTGAATTATGAAAGATAACAAAAATTGTAAAATAAATAGTGATAATAACTGTCCCTTTGAAGAATTACTAAATCAAATCCTCGATAATCAAAAATCATTTGATGTTAAAGTCGATAACATCATGTGTAAATTATTTGTGGGAAATGGGACACCATCATTTAATACGCGACTTGATAGACTGGAACAAGACTCTAATAATATTAAAAAGAGTGGTGATAAAAAGTGGCAAATGTGGGTTGCAGTTGGTTCACTGGTAATTAGTGCTATTATTACTCCAATTGCTAATGAAATTCTCAAAACAAACGCTGACACAACCAACTATATAAAAATACAAGCAACGTGCGCTGCTGGTAGTATTACTCCCGGTAAAGGTAGTTATTGGAAATGTAAGAGATTATCGTCTACTAATGTTAGTAATTACGCGGCATAAAACAATATGAAAAGGTTATATCTGGTTAGTTTAATATTGTTAATGGGATGCTCTACAATTAGAACGGTAGATGATTCATTAACTAAACATATCAATCCGGCGGTGGATAGTGTCAAAGTATTATCTGATAACACTTCTATATTGGTTACCAATCTTACACCCACGATTATTTCCATTAAGAATTTATCGGACCAAACCAGTTCTACACTGGTAGTGATGAAAGATGAAACTACAAAGACACTGGAAGAATTAAGAAAAACATTGATTACCGCTAGGGAAACATTGTCCAATACAACCGCAGTATTGAATGAATCTAAACAAACATTGATTGGTATCAATTCCATTGTATCCAATGATATCCCAAAGGTTCTTACCCAAACTACAAAGACACTGAAAAGCATACGATTAACCGCTGTAAGTGTTCATAAATCTCAATTTGAATATCATCAATTTATAACAGATAATTGGGGTAAAGTTGTATGTGGTGTTGTTTTATTACTTCTAATATCAGTATTTCATGGACTTATTCAAAGATTAATACTTGGAAAGCGTGGTTAAAATATAATTAAGATATTCTGTCCTTTTATGTTCTCTCTTAATACTTATTAGTATGGGAAGAAAAAAGTTATACAGAACCAAAGAAGAATTGCTTGAACTATATAAAGCTAAAGCTAAATTATTCTATTCGAGGCATAGGAAAGAAATTTGTAAGAAACGGATGCAAAGATATTGGGAACAACGAAAAAAGTTATAAGTATATGAGAAAATTAACTACAACAGAATTTATCAACAAAGCCAAACTAAAACATGGTGACAGATATGATTATAGTAAGGTTATATATACCGGTTCTTCAAATAAAATACAAATTATTTGTTCAAAACACGGAGAATTCTTACAGGTTGCAAATAGTCATTTAGCTGGTATTGGGTGTAAAAAATGTTGTTACTCTGGAAAGTCATTGTCTATAAAACAATTTATCGAACAATCCACAAATATTCACGGAGATAAGTATGATTATTCCCAATCTTTATATATTTCTTATAAAAAACCGTTAAAAATTATATGCCCACTTCATGGTAATTTTTATCAAACTCCTAATAATCATTTAGCGGGAAGTGAATGTGAGGCGTGTTCATTAATAGAACGGTCTATGGCTTTATGTGATTTCGTGAATAAATCAAAAAATGTTCACAATAATATATATGATTATTCAAATTCACATTATGTTAATAGCAGAACTAAGATAGAAATACTTTGCAAAAAACATGGAATATTTAATCAGATTCCATCACAACATATTAGGGGAAGTGGATGTCCACATTGCAATATTTCTAAGGGAGAACTAAGAATTTCAAGATGGTTAACACAAAATAATATGGATTATGAACCACAAAAAACGTTTAGGGATTGTGTTAATCCAAAAACCAATAGAAAATTAAAATTTGATTTTTATGTGCCGTCGAAAAATTTATTAATAGAATTTGATGGTCAACAACATTTCAATGTATGGTTAGGTGGAATAAAGAAGTTTAAAGAAATGAAAATAAATGATAATATTAAAACTTTATATTGTATTGAAAATAAAATAGATTTGTTAAGAATACCATATACTAAAATAAGAAGTGTAGAAACAAGGTTATACAAAAAAATTTATGAATAAACAACCAAAATATATAATATTTGATGTACATGGTGGTATAGGAAAAAATATAATGGCTACCGCAGTTTTATCAAACATTAAAATGGCGTACCCTGATTCAAAAATAATTGTGGTTGCGGCATGGCCGAGAACCTTTATTAATCATCCCGATGCTTGGCGGGTGTATGGAAATTCCGAATGTCGTTTTTTTTATGATGACTATATTAAAGACAAAGATTTTTTATTCTTAAAAACTGAGCCATATCATCATACCGCTTATATTAAAAAGGATATGCATTGTATTCAGTGTTGGTCTGAACAGTGTGGTGTTCCTACTATAAATACAACACCAAAATTATACATAAATCCGGTCGAACAATTGTTATTTAGAAGCAAGTATGTTGTTGATAATAGACCATTATTGATTTTACAAGCAAATGGTGGTATGAATCTCCCATTCCCGTATAGTTGGGTAAGAGATATGCCATTGAATTTTGTCAATGATATCGTCAATATACTAAAACAACATTTTAAGATTTTACATATCAGAATGAACAATCAACCACAATATGGTGATGGTGTTATAAGTGTTACCACAGATGATATTAGGGAGCTGTTTTGTGTATTAAATTTACCTGCAAAAAGATTATTGATTGATAGTTTTGGTCAACATGCAACTGCTGCACTAGGACAAACCGCGACGGTGTTGTGGCCAATCAATAATGTAAACATTCTTGGTTATAAAACAAACAGTAATATCATTGGAAATATACCAACCGATTTACAATTACCATACTCATACATAGAGGCGTTCCGACTCGAAGGCGTTCTTTCCGATTATCCTTATGGCGATAAGGAAATTTTTAATACAAATGAAATAGCAGAACAACTAATAAAGGGATAACCATGGAACCAACAAAAATTACAGATGAAGAATTGAAAGAATTACGCGATTTAAGACATAAATTTCGACAAAAAATCTTCAATTTTGGACAAATCCAGTTGGAAAGATTTGGTATTGAGGCCAATATTAAAGAACTGGAAGAAAGGCTTAATAATATTGATAATGCTGAAAAAGATGTACAAAAAGAGTATTTGACCATACAAAATGAAGAATCTGCGTTCTTAACTAAAATTAGACAGAAATATGGTGAAGGAACTATGTCTGTTGATACCGGAGAGTTTGTTCCTACACTCACAAAATAAAAATAATCATAAAATATGATGTTTCAAATGTTATTTTTATATTTATATTCAGATTTAAAACCATGAATGTTAACAGTGTAAAATATGGAATATCACAGGGGCATATTAAAATGCTTGATAATGGGTGTTATCTTGTGTTGTGTAGTTTGTGCAATTCTTTTAGGATGCTAAAGACACGTGAATCTGCTAGACGGGCATATAAAGATAGGCACTGTGTTAGTTGTGTAAGAAGTATTGTTAATAAAAAACGAATGATAAGTGATAGTTGTAGGGAATCCATGTCAAAATCAGCGACAAATCGATATATGAATCCAGAGGAAAGAAAAAAATCATCTGAAATTGCTAAGGTTGTTATGCAGAGACCAGATGTTAGATCGCGACACGTTGGTGCGCTATCTAAATCAAGATGGATTAAGGTTAAGACCGATGTGGGGCAATTGGAACTATTAGAAAAATGGAATAAATTGGGGTTTAATTTTGAACCTAACTATCAGATTCACACAGATGAGTCGCTTTTTTATATAGATGGATACGACCCGATACATAATGTGGTTATGGAATATGATGGTAAGTATCATATGAAAAATAAACAAAAAAAACTGGATTTAGATAGACAAAATAAAATAATTAATATTTTAAATCCACGGGGTTTTTGGAGATTTAATGCGGTCACAAACAAGTTCAATGATGTATATCGTTCATCTTGTGGTGACAAACAAACCGTACTCGCAGGTACATTAGGAGAATAATTCGATGCCAATTCAAAGCGGTGGAAAATTTAAACCAGATCCAAATATCGTAAGTCCTGGAGTTTTTACCAGAGAACTTGACCAGTCAGCATTAGCACAAGGCGTTGCTAATATCGGCGGAGCAATTGTGGCACCTTTTCCAAAGGGTCCTGCATTCTCACCAACATTAGTAACAGACCAAACTACACTACAAACACTTTTCGGTGTTGCTGATGGTGTTTATTATGGTCCATATACTGCACAGCAATACTTGGCCGAACAAGGTCAGGTAACAATTTGCCGTGTCGGTGCATTGACTGGATATAAACAAAATAATCCATATCTTATTTATGCCAGAAGTGGATCGTGGGATAGAATTTCATTGGATTTGGATGTTGAACCGGGAACGCCTGCGGCAGCAACTGGATATGAATTATCATTTGTATTGAGCCCCGATGGAAGCACATCTAATCCGACAGAAGGAATTGTGACGTATAACTCTAGTGGTTCTGGAAATGTATATATCAATGGCCAAATTTCGGTTTATTTAAACCATGATTCTTCAAGTTTTGTTTCTTCGTCTAATGGCGTTGAAAATTATGCTGATTATGCTGGTAAGGATTTCTTGTTCGGCACTATTACATTACCAATCACTGCATCCAGTCATTATATTACTTCCAGTATTCAGGGAAGTGGTGCATCTGATGATGCCAAGTTGTTGCAGGCATTAAATGAGAGTCAATTGACCAGTTCAAATTTCAGCGCAAGCTATGCTGGGCCAATTGCAATTACACCAGCAACTGCATTTTATGGATGTAATATTTCATTAGTTAATCCTACATTTACAGCACTTCGTTCTGCCGGAGGATGTGGAGCAGTATTATATATTACCAGTGGAACAATTAGTGGTTCTTATGGTGATTATACAGGAAACTTTACAACAGCGTCCATTTCATTCGGAGATCCATGTAATCTCCCGGGTCAAGGAAGCAGTAATTTTAAAGTTTTGGCAGTTCTTGCCAATACTCAACATGAAGACCAAGCTGCGGATTTAAGTCTTCCTGGTTTCTCTGGTTCAATATTGACACCAACCGTCCCAACTGGGTCTGGTTCATCGTCAGTATTCAACACTGGTTACAGTTTATTGTTGAAAGACAATACTAATAATGTAACCTATGGAAATTATAATTTCTCTGTGGATTCCACAAAGAACAACTATATTACTTCCGTGTTTGGTAATGATGCAACTGCTGGTGGACAACCTGTTGCCCGTGGACAGAAAGTTGAAGCTGCGTATTTGTATAATATTTTCAATAACACTATTGACGCTATTGTTGCAGAACCTTGGGCATGGCAGGTTGTTGGTGGAACTTCTATTCCTGGATTGGCTCAACTTGGTGATACATTGAATTTCACCGATGCTTATTCCCTTAATACTACCTCCGGTGACAGTGCTTTTGCTATTCGTGAAGCGGAGACTCCGTGGATTAATTCACAGGGTATTTCTCCTTGGTCTGGTGATATTAGTGGAAGTTCTACTCCTACTAAGTATAAATTGTTTAAGGTTCATACTCTTGGTGATGGAACCGGGGATAATACTCGCTATAAGATTGAAATTAGTAATGTTAAACTCGCAGGAACAGTTCCTGGTTCAACCTATGGTTCATTTACTGTATCTGTAAGAGATTATAGTGATACAGACAAGCGTCCTATATACTTAGAAACTTTCCAAAATTGTAATTTGGATCCTTCATCTGCTAATTATGTCGCAAGACTGATTGGTGATAAGTATAACTTTATTACATTTGCTGGTAAAGTTGTTGAGTTTGGTACATTTACCAATCAAAGCAAGTTTATCCGTATTGAAATGACTGACATCGTTTATCCTGAAATTTGTGTTCCTTACGGATTTGATCCATATGTTACACCGATTGACAGTAATTATGGTGCATTCATTCCTACAATGAAATATAGCAAGGCTTCTACATACGATGTGCAGCCCGGAAAATATCCATCGGGAGTTGTATTTGGTGACGTTCCGGTTGGTGCTTCCGAAGAATTGATTGCACTTTATCCTACCTCATCGTTGGATATTGGTGTATCTGGTGATACGAAACAATATTTTGCTCCATTACCAGCATTTGGTTCCAATTTAAGTACTGGTGCTAATGTAGCATTTGATCTTGAAACAGATTATGCAGATGGTGGTGTTGTGGTAGGAAGCATTGTTCCATCATATGTTACTGCCGATGAATCTACCAATGTATTGAAACGTAAGTTCGTTCTTGGTTTCCAAGCCGGATTTGATGGTCAATGGCCGGGAATTCCGATTAATGTTGGTTCTAACATTCTTGCTGGTAATACACAAGGATTGGATTGTACCAATATTAAGAGTGCCGGTAGTGTTGCTTACAGTCAATGCATTGGTGCACTTGGTAATGCTGATGAATGGGATATTAACTTAATCGTTACTCCCGGAATCTTCTCAAGCTTGCACAGTTATGTTGTTAACCTTGTTGTTGATATGTGCGAAACTCGTGGTGATTGTTTCTATATCATGGACAATGTAGTGTTCCCCGCAAGTAACCAAAGCGTTGGTTTGATTGATGCCGCAGTAAATGAAGCCGCTAAGTTTGATACAAACTATGCTGCTACTTATTATCCTTGGATTAAGATTCTTGATACCAATACTAATAAGATTATCAGTGTTCCACCTTCCGTAGTGTTGCCTGCTGTTTATGCTGCTAACGACCAAGTTGCGGCCGAATGGTTTGCTCCTGCTGGATTGAATCGTGGTGGTATTACTAATGCCGTTCAATTGCTTGACAGAACTACACATCTTGAACGCGATACTCTGTATGATGGTCGTGTTAATCCGATTGCAGCTTTCCCTGGAACTGGTATCTCTGTTTGGGGACAAAAGACTCTCCAAGTCAAAGCTAGTGCATTGGACAGAATCAATGTTCGTAGATTGTTGATTGCCTTGAAAAAATACATTGCAAGTGCAAGTAAGTATCTTGTGTTTGAGCAAAATGTAAGTGCTACAAGAAATCAGTTCTTGAGCATTGTTAATCCTTACTTGAGCGGAGTACAACAACGCAGTGGTTTATATGCCTTCAAAGTTGTTATGGATGAAACAAATAACACCCCAGATATTGTTGATAGAAATATTCTTTATGGACAAATCTATCTACAACCTGCAAAAACAGCAGAGTTTATAGTATTAGATTTTAATGTTATGCCTACCGGTGCGACGTTCCCCGGCGCTTAATATTGAAATTATACAAATATAAAAACACTACTATGATTAAAAATAGTAGTGTTTTTTGTTTTTATGTGTTATAATTATAATCAATTAAATATGGGGTATTATTATGACAAATAGAGGACAAAAAATAAAAGACGCATTTATGAAAAAATATGGAGTTTCGCATCCATCACAACTTCCGTGGGTAAAGGATAAGATTAAAAAGAAACGAGAAGCTGGTGCTTATGATGATGTGGTAAAGAATATGAAAAAAACATTATTAGAAAGATATGGTAATGAAAATTATGTTAATGTTGAACAAGTAAAAAAGACAAAACTTGAAAAATATGGTGATGCAACTTATAATAATAGAGATAAGATGTTACAAACAAACAACGAAAAGTATGGTATGAATATATCGCCGAATACATTAAAAAGCATTACTGATAGAACTGCTGCCGGTGAAATTGGATTTAAGTCTGATAAATTTAAGAATTATTTAAAAACAAATGATATTTCTAATGTGTCACAATTACAAAGTGTTAAGGTTCAGAGGAAGCAGAAAAAAATTGATGAAATGATAGAACATATTTTTAATGGAAGCCGACTTAAAGGCGTGGTTATACCATTGTTTAAAAGAGAAGATTATATTGGTTCTGAATATAATAATTTGTATAAATTCAGATGTGGTGTATGTAATAACGAATTTGATGATAATTTATATTCCGGTAATATACCAAGGTGTTTGGTATGTTATCCACACGCAAGATTTAAGTCAAAAGTTGAAACTGAGATTTTTGATTTTCTTAAACAACATATTCTTGATATTAAACAACATGATAGAAGTATTTTAAATGGTAACGAAATTGATATTTATATACCATCGTTGAATCTTGGTATAGAATGTGATGGTGTTTATTGGCATAGCGAATTGGCTGGTGGAAAGGATAAAAAGTATCATTTAACTAAAACACAAACCTGCGCCAGTAAAAATGTCAATCTATTACATATATGGGATTGGGAATGGTTAAACAAACGGGAAATTGTAGAAAGCATCTTACTTAACAAACTATCTAAGTCTACTAAAATTTATGCTAGAAAATGTATAATCCAAGTGTTATCCGAAACTGATAAATCTTCGTTTCTTTTTAAAAATCATATTCAGGGGGATGACAATAGTTCTATTAAACTTGGTTTATATTATAATGATAATTTGGTGTCCGTTATGACTTTTATAAAATCTAGGTACGATAAAAAGTATCAATATGAAATGTCACGATATTGTACATTATTAAATACCACAATTATTGGTGGTGCGTCCAAACTATTTAAACATTTTATTAACACAAATCAAGTGTCTTCTATTGTAACATATGCTGATAAGCGCTTTTTTAATGGTAATGTTTATAATAATATTGGGATGTCATTTGTATCGGATACCCCACCAAGTTATCATTATTTCCACAAAAACTATTGTGCGCCAATAGATAGAACAAATTTCCAAAAACACAAACTATCAAAGAAATTAACCAATTTTGATCCAAAATTATCAGAATGGCAAAATATGCAATTAAATGGGTTTGATAGAATATGGGATTGTGGACATCTGAAATTTGAATGGATTAAATCATAATTGTATTATTTATATAAATAATGATACTTTTAAAGTTATTGATTACTGAAACCATCCCTTTTAATGGCTATTCTGTAAATAATAATATCATATAGTTTGGTTATTCTTGTATTATTCACCCCATACACCATAAATTTATCTGATTAATGGATTATTGTACAATTTAAATTATTTATTTGAATTCTGGTAATATAATTATTGATGAAGTTGAAAAAGTTCTCTACTTTGTGGATGTATAAAGTTTAATAATTATTAGTTTTAAGTTATTAATTTTTATTGTGTTATTAAGGAGATTACTAAGAACCATTCTAACAATTTTTGTGCCTGTGTCAAGCAAAATCGTAATTAAAATAACTAATGCTCGTTTTTACTCAACAAAGTTATATTTATACTCATGGAGCAAGAATACATTGTATACGTCGATTGCGATGGTGTAATAGCAGATTTCAATTCTGAATTTTTTGTATTGTCAAAAATGAAATATGGTGAAGGATTATATCCGGAGCCATTCATATCAACCTATAGTAAAAGCAAGTTTTGGAACTTGATTGATTCTGCTGGAGAAGGGTTTTGGAGTGATATGCCATTAATGCCCGGTGCTAAAGATTTAATGGGTTTTATTTATGACAACTTTTTACATATGAAAATTTTAACAGCAAGTACGAGGAAACCAGAATCAAAATCTGGTAAAAGAAAATGGATTCGCAGACACTTTTCATTCATATCAAACAGTGATGTTATTATTGTAGAAGAGAGAGCATTAAAAGCCAAATATGCCAGCACAAACAGTATTTTAATCGATGATATGACCGGTAATATAGATAAATGGGTATCTAATGGTGGAATAGGAATATTATATAAATCGGCCCAAGAAACTATTAAAGAACTACAAAAATATGTCTGAACATTTAGACAATTATAAAATTTACAATGATACATTAGATCCCACTATATGGGATTTGAATAGTGGTAGTTTATTGCCGGATGTATCGAGAATATTGCTGAAAATCGCCCAAGATTTTTACGACAGTATAGAAATCAAACCGTTATTACATGATGTCCTGTTGTTGGGAAGCGCCGCCGCATACAATTATTCAAGTGATAGTGATATTGATTTACATTTGGTTATTGATTTTAAAGATTTGAATATGCCGGAAGAAGATGCATCCAAATATATCGACGCATTAAAGGCCAAATGGAATGATTCTCATAATATCAAGGTAAAGGGTAAGGATGTTGAAGTGTACATTCAGGACATTGGACATGAAACACATGCCAATGGAGTTTATTCATTATTACATAACAACTGGGTCAAGAAACCAACAAAGGAAGATATTACTTCCATTGACAAGAATGCCATTAGAATTAAATATGCAGAAATGGTTAGAAAGATTAAAGCGGTCGAATCTGCCCCTACAATAGAAGGGTTGAAGAAAATGCTCTTGGATCTATATAACACAAGACAAAACGGATTGGATGCTACCGGAGAATTAAGCACAGAAAACCTTACATTCAAATTATTGAGACATAATGGATTTATTGAAAGACTTAAAGATTTAAAGACAGAATTATATGACCAAAGTGTTAGTATCAATGAAGAAGAAACCAAACACAATTTTGAAGTAAAGATTAATGGTAAACGATATACTACAGTAGCAAAAGATAAAGACCAAGCACTAAGAAATATTGTTGCTAGAATATATGGTAGCAAAAATTTTGGTTTAAATTTGGCAAGAGTTAAACAAGGCTCCCACTATATACAGAAAATATGAATCTAATCATTAGTGCAGAATTTGTCGCTCCTCCGAGTGAGGTAGAGGCATTCAGAGCATTAACACTATATGCTACAGTGTTTCATAATATGGATTGTCTAGTGG